CAGGCCCCGTCGGGGCGTCAGGGTTGTCGGTTGTCGGAAGTACAGGCAGCACGGGGCCGGCTGGCGAAGCGTCGACCGTAGCAGGCCCGACCGGAGCGACAGGGCCGATGCCTTACAACTACCGAGGCGCATGGGACAACTTTGCATCCTATTCGCTTTACGACGCAGTGACCCACCTCGGATCGCTTTGGTGGTTGCCGGCAACGGGGGGATGGACCGTTGGGGGAGCGCCTCCTGGGTACAATTGGGAATTGCTAGTTTCGGCCGGAGCAACGGGCGCTACTGGAGCAGATTCAACCGTATCGGGTCCCCAAGGCAGTACGGGTGCGACCGGACCAGTAGCAACGCCGACCTTTGCGTGGGATCTTACGACCTCAAGCGGAGCAGCGCTTGAGACTCTTTCCATCAACGGCTTCACGACCGACGACATCCCGGCGCTTTACCACGTTTCAATCGACGGCGTGAATCAGCACTCGGACGCGTACACGCTTGCCGGCGGGATCCTGACCTTTGCGGAGACGGTTGACGCGGCCGCACAAGTAGAAGTCAAACGCCCCAAGCTCATATGAACTACATCCTCGAAAAACTGAAAGAACCTTCAACTTGGCGCGGCATCCTAGCAATGATCACCGCGGTCGGCGTCAAACTGCATCCCGAATTGCAGGAAGCTATCATTTCCGCGGGGCTCGCGCTTATCGGGATGGTGAACATTTTCCGCAAGGAGTCGTGATCGTTGCGCTGATTAAAGCGCTGCAGTATTTGCTCGAGTTAAAAGCGGTTCGGGCGCGGTGGGACCTCGAGCGGGAGATTGAAAACTATGTGCAGCACATTGAAAACCTCATTGCAGCAAAACGCGATGCTGGCGATCACGCTGGCGCTGATTTGTTGCGTCACAAGTTGCTCCGGTCCTCGAGCGTTGCCATCCCTAAACAACCAGATTTTGCGACTGAGGTCCGGGGAGAGATACGCGGCACAAACGGATGAGACTTGGCATTCGGATGGACGCTTCCGCGCGCTCGAGCAGGAACTGATCAATGCAACCGCAGCGCTTAAACAGGCACAAAACCGATGAATTTAAAAGACGCTGGGATCGACTTGGGACTGGCAATTGCGGGGCTGTTCGGGTCGATCCTGATGAGCTCAAAACAGGCCGGTGCAAATCTGCCGAGGGCAATTGCGTCACTTGTTGGCGGGGCGGCATCTGCGAACTATGTCACGCCCCTACTGCTAAAGATCGCGCACCTTGAGGGGGAACCGCAGTACGGGTATGCCGCCGGCTTTTTGCTAGGATTTTGCGGACTTCGGGCAGTCGAGACACTTAGCGAAAAACTAATTCCATCAAATGAACCTCACGCCTCTGGTCCTCGCAAACGCGCTCGCAAATAGCGTACTCGCCATTTCGGCGATTCACCTTTGGCTCAAAATCTTTGGCCACGACAATTCGCCGATCTACCGGCACAAATACGCGGCTCATCTTTGCAAATTGGCAACGACCGTGACAATTTGCGGATCAGTCGCAAACATCTTTGCTCATGAACCGCCACCGATCACCGAATTCATCCTTAATATCGGAGTCGCGTGCAATTACGTCTGGTTGTCGTGGTTTTCGAGCCTAACAGTTGACGCATCACCAAAGAAGAATGGACACGCACCCAAACCCGTTTCCCGCGCTCGGCCTAAACGTCGCAGCGCTCGCGCTTAGTTTCTCCGCGGTCGAGCAAACGCTTAGAATTGCGGGGCTGGCGATCAGTGTTGTGATCGGGGCGGTGACGTTGTACCGAATGCTCATCAAATGAAATTAAGTGATGCGGGATTGGAACTCCTCCTCGAGCACGAAGTCGGGGGCGGAAAATCGTATTTTGAGAAATTCCTTTCGGTCCCAACGTGGCCAGGCTTTGAAAGTGGCATCACCATCGGGATCGGGTATGATCTAGGCTACGCAAGCGCAACGGCGTTTAAGACCCACTGGAGCGCGCTGGATGAGGAAGTCCTCGAGCGTCTTGGGAAATCAATCGGCATCAAAGCGCTTAACGCGCGTCCCTTTGTTTCCGCGTTTAAGGACATCAAAATTGATTGGGATCTAGCACTTGAGGTGTTCAAGACTCACACTTGCGCGCAGCATACGCTCAGTATGCTCCGCTTTGCGCCGGCGGCGGTCGACCTTCCACCGGACGCGCAGGCGGCACTATTCAGCCTAGTGTTCAACCGCGGCGCCTCGACCAAGGGGGAGCGACGCGTTGAGATGGCGCAAATTGCGCAGGTTATTAGCGCAGGGCAACCTGAAAAAGTGCCATTTTTAATCCGCTCAATGAAACGACTTTGGCCGCAGGGATCTGGGCTTGTCCGCCGTCGGGAGGATGAAGCGAAATTGTGGGAATCAGCCTTTGCATGAAATTAAAATCCGCGTGGCAATGGCAGGAGATTAGTCGCAACGTCCACGCAGGAACTTTGTCGGTAAAGACCGTCAAGGACGAGGGGTGGGTTCTGCTAGTGTCCGATGTCCATTGGGACAACCCAAAATGCGACAGGAAAAGACTCAAGCGGGATTTTGATGAGGCGGTCAAACGAGATGCGTTGATCATTTCAAACGGCGACTTCTTTTGCGCCATGCAGGGGAAATACGACCGACGCTCGAGCAAAAAGGATTTAAGGCCGGAACATCAAAAAAACAACTACCTCGACGCTCTGGTCGAAACCGCAGCGGATTGGTTGGAACCGTACAAACGCAACCTTGCGTTGCTCGGACAGGGCAATCACGAAACCGCCATTGCCAAAAACCACGAAACGGATTTGCTCGACCGACTGGCATGCACAATGCGGCGCCGCGGTGGCATCGCGACCGTTGGCGGGTATTCGGGTTACGTCCGATTTATTTGCTCCCTCGGCGGCACCAAGCGGGACGGCATCGTTTACCATTATCACCACGGACCTAATGCCGGCGGACCCGTCACCAAGGGCGTGATCGGCGCCAACCGGATGTCGAGCTACCTAACGGACGCGCACATTGTTCACACCGGGCACAGTCACGACTCGTGGCAATTCCCGATCCGGCGGCTACGGCTAACCAACCACAATAAAATCCAGCAGGAAACCCAAATGCACATCCGTACGGGCGGGTATAAGGATGAGTATGGCGAGGGGATCGGCGGCTGGGCAATCGAACGCGGGATGCCACCTAAGGTCCAAGGGGGCGCCTGGGTGCGGATCTACGCGGAGCCCGGGGACGCGCGGCTTTATAACTTTGAAATCACCGCAACCCGATGAGCGACGACGAAAAAATGCAAATCATCCAGCGAGCAAAGGATTTGCTGTGCGAACATTTTGAGGCCGGTGAGATTTTAGTCCAGGACCACGATCCCGAGACTGACGAAACCGCCACATGGACGGGCGGATGGGGCAACCGATTGGCGCGGGACAGGCACATCGCGCTACGGTACCAGGAGAGAGTAATCATCGGCGACCGCCCCGATGATGAGGACGACGAGGACGACGACGACGAAACGGCAGCAACTTGACCCTCGGGCAGATTGTGGCAATTTGCGATTGCCCATTGCGGGTCGCGGCGTCGGGTTAGTCGTGTTTCTCGGCGCCGCGTCACTTTCAAATACCCATGAGATTCCACATTCCCGGGCTTGCCCATACCGTAACCGAAAGCTCGCAGTACAGCGCTTGCGCGTTCACGCAAAAGGTTTTTAAGCTGTGCGCGATGCTTAAAAACCTCGGGCATCACGTGATTCATTACGGGCACGAACGCTCGACGGTGGATTGCTCGGAACACGTTACAGTCACCAACGACGAGGTCCTGCGGGAGGCGTACGGCGATTATAATTGGCGGAAGGAATTCTTTAAACACGACCAGAATGATCACGCGTTCAAGGTTCATGCTGAAAATACCATCAAGGCAATTCAACACCGAAAGCGCCCCAACGACTTCCTGTTGCTTCCGTTTGGCTGGGGGCACAAGCGAATCGCCGACGCGCATCGGGATTTAATTTGTGTTGAGTCGGGCATTGGATACAGCGACTCGTTTGCGCAGTTTAAGATTTTCGAAAGTTACGCGCTGATGCACGCGTTCCACGGGACGGAGTTTGTGCGTGAGGCAAAGATGGGGTTTTATAACTCGTTTGTGGTCCCAAATCATTTCGACCCGGAGGACTTCAGTTTCAAACTCGAGCGGGAAGATTGGATCCTGTACCTCGGGCGCATGACGCAGGGCAAGGGGCTCCACATTATCCTCGACGCGACTAGACGGGCAGGAAAGCGGCTTGTCGTCGCAGGGCAGGGCGATTTCAAGGAGATCCCATACACCGGATCAATGGACCACGTTGAGTATGTCGGCTACGCGGACCGCGAAAAGCGTCGGGACTTAATGAGCCGATGCGGGGCGCTGATTATTCTTTCACAATACATCGAGCCGTTTGGGGGCGTCGCGGTGGAGGCAATGATGAGCGGGGCGCCGGTGATCGCATCGGACTGGGGAGTGTTTCCTGAAACCATCCGGCACGGGGAAACCGGATATCGTGTTCGGACAATGGAAGACACCGTATGGGCGCTTAAAAACGTGGGGCGCATCTCTCCGACTGTTTGCCGAGACTGGGCTGTGAAAAACTACAGCAACGAGCGGGTTGGGCGGATGTATAACGAAGTTTTTCGCAAGATCCTCGACATTTACGACGGATCCGGCGGATGGTACGCGGAAAGACCGGAGCGGACCGACCTCGAGTGGCTGCGGAAGTATTGACCATTTCGGTGATCCTAACAAAATGGAACCGCATACGACATTTGACCACGCCGCGCTCGACTCGGAGGCCGAGATCGTTGCCGAGGAGCTGCGGTTGAGTGTTGCCCAGGCGCAGCGGGTGGTCGAGTGGCGGCGAAGGCAGGAGGCGCAGTCGACCAGGGCAACCCAGGCCGATCAACTAGGGCGGGTTTGCCAGTTCTTTTTGGCCGAAGGGCAGAACGCTCGACTCGCCGCGGTGGCGCTGTGTTTCGCCGCGGGACTCAACCGGCGGATCCGGTGGAATAGCATGCGGGATGCGGCTAAAGAACTCGGGTACACCGTTGCGGAAATCTCAAAACTGACCCTTAAAGCGCAGGACGCGCTCGGACTTCCCAGAAACCTAAACAATAAACGCGCGGAGCACGCCGGCACCTATTCAGCGGTTCAGGCCGCAAATCCGTGGCGGAGTCGAAAATTCAAACTATGATCACCCAAGACAATCAACCGTACTCAATCCACGCTCAAGGACTTCACCTGAAGGCGCAGGCATCGCAAGATCAAGCCAGATGGGCATTTGAGCAGCTTCAGACACTCAGCAAGGGGCTTAACTATGCCCTTGGAGATTGGGCGATTGTCTGCGAGGAGCGGTTCGGGAAAGACTGGGTCAATGAGATCTTGGAACAGTCGACTTTCAGCTTTGATGAGTTAAACGCGTCAGTCTCGGTGGCGCGCAAAATTCCTCCTAGCAAGCGGGTTGCGTCACTTAGCTTTGAGCATCACGTAATCGCATCACGGCATGAGCAACCAGAGCTTGCGCTTAGTTGGGCGCAATCGCAACAACTCACGCCGCAGGAACTTGCGGTCTGTATGCGGACTGGCAAGCAAATGACCAAAGCAGAGATTGCGGCGGGGCGGTCCGTAAACACTTGGACAACACCGCTTTCTGTTGTCGACAAGTTTACGTCGTGGAGAAAGAAGGTCCCCGTAAGTGACTGGACTCGAGAAGATAAGGAGCAGGTGTTGCGGGACTTTGAGCCGGTGATCGAATTTCTGAACGAAATTCGCGCCGGACTGTAAAAAATCTCAGAGGCAATCCGCCTCGATCCGCGCAAATCCCGCAGCTTCATTAAGTTACGGGACGCAAATTATTTTGCAAAAATGCTTGCAGGGGTGCGGCATTCCGTCTGTAGTAGGCGCCGTCACAACGACACCACATCAACCAAACACGACAATGACTATTCTTAACCTGCTTCCTTACGTTCGCGAGACTCGCCGATTTGGCGTAACTTACGTTCATTCCGCTACCCGCTCCACTGTTGGGTGGGACGGTCTTACTGGCACTTTAGAGGGGCGCCCAGTGCGCGTTACTTATTGCGGATGGGGACGTTCATTGCAGGCGCCTAAAGGCCACAAATACAAAGCGCATTTGCGCTACGTCGATACTGACAAGCCAGTTCCAACAAAATTAATTGATCAAGTGCAGCCTTAAAAACACGACTATGACCAAGCTAAACATTTTCTGGATTTCCGCTGCAATGGCAGCAAGTGACATTGCCATGCTCAGTCAATTCGCCGGCACCAGCACGGCAATTGTTTACGCAGTGCTGACCGGCACAGCGCTGTTTTTAATGGTGCAGGCGGCAATTGCTCAGGTAGACGAAAAATGAGCCTTTATTCTAAAGAATTCGCAGAATCGATTTGGCTTCCTTTTGCAAGCGGACCGTTTCGAGATGCAATTGCAAACGTGCATTCGACCATTGATGAGTTGTTGGCTGATTCTCGCAGCTTTGAAACTGCAAGCGGCGGCAAATTTACAGAGACAGAGGTCGGAAACTTGTGGGGCATGGTTACGGCACAAAAGCGGCGCGTGCAGTCGCTTTATTTGGCCGCAACAACTTCGCTTTCATTTTTTGCAGCGCAGGATTTAGCGGAGGAGCAAATCGGATGAGGCAGGCAGCACAACGAAGCCTGACGCTTCACGGTGGATTGCCAATCGCACGCGGATGCGCGGTTTACCCAGACTTTCCAGAAGCTCGTGAAATCTCAGCAGCTTGCGACGCCTGGCTTCGCAAACGCGGACTAATTGAGCCCGACAATTTTTGCTACGGAGCAAAGACCAAACAACAAACCCAAGAAAAAAACACGACAGATGAAACGACTCTACTTTGACATTGAGACCGGACCCGCCGACGACGCGGTCCAATTTGAACCGACCTTTGAAGCGTCAAAAGTTTTAAAGGACCCCGTCAAGATTGCGGCGGACATTGCCGACAAACGCGCAGCGTGGTGGGATCGCCTGGCGCTTTCGGCGCTTACTGGACAGGTTTTAGCGATCGGATGGGCAGGGGATGACGGGGAGGTTACCGTAATCACACAAACGTCTACGGTCGACGAGGCCGACGTCATTCGGGCGTTTTGGAACGCAACCACAACCGCCGAGACGCTGGTCGGGTTTAACAGCAACGCGTTCGACCTTCCATTCCTTTGGCGGCGGAGCATCAAACTTGGAATTCGGATCCCGGACGGCATTTTTGAGCCCAACCGGCGATTGTTTTCAACGAACATTGATTTGATGGAACGCTGGTGCTGGTTCGACAGCCAAGCTCGAGTTTCACTCGACAACTTGGCTAAGTTTTTTGGGTTTCCGCCCAAAAAAGGATCTGGCAAGCATTTTGCGGAGCTGATGCGGGAAAACATTGAGGAAGCAGTGGAATACCTGATCCACGATGTGGAAATTACGCAGGCAATTGGAAGGAGGATGGGAGTATGACGCTCGAAGAGTTTAAGGAATTGCAAAAATGCTATTACGCGTCCCTCGATTTGATCATCCACGGGCGTCCAAAGGAAGACGACGAAGCGGGCGATTGGTGGCGCAGAGCGGCGCATATAACCCTAAAGGAATTCTCAGATTTTATCCGAATCCATGACCCACGTGAAACATTTGCAACGCCTGTTACAGACCATCCTGATCGGGGCGCTAATTGAGGCCGGATGGCACGGATTGACCGCATGCTGCGGGATCACCGGCTACGAGATTACAATCTTCGAGGGAGCACTTCTTTACATTTGCACCGCCAATGAATGAGGGACAACTAAAGGCACGGATTGCGCAGCTTGAGGTCGAGCTGGCGCGGGTTAAGAAAGAGCGGGAACTGGAGTCAGTACTCCAAGCGAGGATTGCGGCAAATGCCGATCGCTATTTCCTGCAACTCGAGGCAATCAAACACGCCACCTTTGCGGACATTCACGGGATTGTCGTTGCGGATGTCGAAGACTTTAGCGGATTGGAGGAGCGGGAATGATTGACTATGACCTTGCCAACAGAATTGTCCTGGACGGGCTTCGCAAGGGAATCGTTCAGTTTCCTTTCGAAATTCTCAAGGAGATGGAGCCAGGGCGCCGAAAGACCACGACCGGAGCGTGTTTTCGTTGCGGCGTCGAGTTTCAGCGAAATACGACGAACACGAAATACTGCTTGGATTGTCACGAGCAAATGCGGATTGACCGTCGGGCCGCGGCTAAAATGTCGGTTGCGAGACCCTAAAACTCGACCGGTTAACCTGCTTCCGGAACAAGGGTGGGAAATCATACAGAACACTAAATATGGCAGTACTAACAGCAAACAGCGGCGGCGGTTCACGCAGCCGGATCATATCAACGGAAACTCCACCCAAGGGGCGCTTCATTGCGACTTGCATCGAGGTCCACGACGAACTTGGGGTTGAGCGGCAGAAGTTTGAAAGCTCAGACACCGAGATTGTGGACTTAACCACGTTCTACTTTGGATTTAAGGATCGCGAGGGGCGCCCCCACGTGGTCAAATCCAAAAGCATGAAGCTCTCCCTCCACGAAAAGGCGGCGCTCGTCAAATTTATCAAAAGCTGGAGCGGCAAAGCGCCAGCGGCGGGATTTGATACGCAATCACTCAAGGGAGCCGGCGCCGAGATCCGCGTCGAGCGGGTGGCGTCCATGAAGACGCCTGGGCGCGAATACGCGAACATCGCCGACATCGGGCCAGTCGAGGATGACGAGCGGTCAAAGATTCTGCCGCTGGCGAACCTGCAAGGGCTTTTAAAGCCTGCCGAGGAAACGCCAGGACAAAAGACCGCAAACGACATTGACGAGGACGACATTCCTTTCTAACGTCCAAACACCCGCCAATTGGCGAGCGACACCTGCCTCTGGCTTTATGCCGGGGTGCATGGTCCGGGAATTCTCGGACGACGCAGTGGTGCGACTAGCTGGAGAGACAACTGTCGGCAACGGGCATGAATCGTTGTGGTGAACGCACATCGCAGTGGCGTGACAGTCGGAGAGACGACAGCGACACCTGCTTGGCCGCCCTGAAGCGGACCCAAACATAAAGTGGTGCGACAGCCGGAGAGACGGCACCCACCGGGGGGCGCGCATCCGTTAAACGCGCAGACTTTTTATGGGCAAAATCAACAGCAGATCAAAGGGCGCACGCGGCGAAAGGATGTGGCGCGACGAGTTGCGCGCAGCGGGATTCACGGCACGCCGTGGGCAGCAGTTTGCCGGCGGGACCGACTCGCCGGATGTTGTGGTGGAGGAGCTCAAGGGATTGCACCAGGAAGTGAAATTCGTGGAATCGCTAAATCTCGAGAACGCATGCAACCAGGCGAAGCGGGATGGGGGCGGCAAACCGTGGATTGTGGCGCACAAGCGCAGCCGGTCGGGGTGGAAAGTTACGATGGAGGCCGAGTTGTTTTTTAATTTGCTACGGGAAGGAATTGATGCTTTAACAGCGAAAACACGACATGAGTGATCAAGTTTATTTTTTCCACAATGGGGTGGAGTGCAAAATTGGATGCACTGAACACGATTTACGGAAAAGACTTTGGGCGGCGCACGTTTGGAGCCCCAGAGCTTTAGAAGTCCTTGGCTGGATTGATTGCGAGCCAGGGACAAAATTTGACGCAGAAAAAGATATCCACCTGCGACTCGCACACCTGCGAATCGTCAAGCCGAGTGGCTTTGGCGAGTGGTTTAACCTAAGCAAAACAGAAGCACTAAAACTGATAGAAACATATGAAGGAACAAAAAAACACGACACTTACCGCGACGCTCCGCGGCATCCGGCCCATGCTATTCGACCGCTACGCGGGAGACAACAAAACCAAACTTCCCGCGCTGGAGAAGTTTTACACGACGCCGGACGGGTCTTTGGTGGTTCCCGTCCTCAACGTGTACAGTTTGCTAGCGGCACAAAACACGCCATCGGTGGCAAAGCGATTCTACGGGAAACAGGGAAGGGACGTGGCACTCGGGGTGATGTCCTTTGTCGGGATTGAAGCAGTCGGACCTGACCCTTTAAACGCTCAAATCTTTGATGCAACCGGCGCCCCTTACAACATCAACTCGGATGCAATCAGCATTTTGCACCACGTTGCGCGCGTCAAAGATGGCGTTCCAAATCCTAAGGAACGGCCAATGCTTCCGACCGGATGGCAAATCAAATTGCAGTTTACTCACCAAGAGAATTCTTTGCTCACCTTGTCATGTTTACAGACAATGGTTGAACAGGGAGGCATCCTTGGACTTGGTACGTTCCGACCGATTTACGGAAGGTACACAGTCATTTGGGAATAGTTTTTTGAATTTCACCGCTCGGCTCGGCGAGGCTGGGTAAGGCCCGGCGTGGCGAGACGCGGCCGGGCGCGGCACGGCATGGCATGGCAAACACACTGTTCACTCTACGGAGTGGACAGCAGTTTGGCACGGCATGGCACGGCACGGCACGGCACGGCTGGGCGCGGCGCGGCGCGGCACGGCAAACACACTGTTCACTCTACGGAGTGGACAGCAGTTTGGCGAAGCATGGCGAGTCGCGGCAAGGCCAGGCTCGGCATGGCGAGGCGGGGCAAGGCTTGGCATGGCAAACACACTGTTCACTCTACGGAGTGGACAGCAGTTTGCCGAGGCAAGGCACGGCCCGGCAAGGCGGGGCTTGGCTTGGCGCGGCGGGGCGGGGCAGGGCGGGGCAAGGCTTGGCATGGCAAACACACTGTTCACTCTTCGGAGTGGACAGCAGTTTGCTGAATGAATCAGCAATATAACAGAAAAACAAAATGACCGAACACGACAACAACACGGAAGCACTCCGCCGAGAACTGACGCTGATCAGTTGTTGGCTCGACGAGTTTGCCAAAGACGACAATGACGGCGCGTACCTGTGCTTTTTGCGCGTGCTGGCGGAACTAAGGAACTGTCAGGCGCAGATTCTGGAGACGGCGATTGAGAAGGAGGAGGCAAAGAAATGACCAACACACAACAATGCCCCTGCGATTGCGGGGGAATGTGCGTTTTGAACGCCGATCTTGATGCGGCTGAGGCAAGGGTGGAGCAACTCAAACAAGCACTTGAGCAAGCCATCGCGGAGCGCACGCCGCACGACTACGGCATATTGAAAGAGGAAGCGCAAGAAATGCGGAAGCAACGTGACGAAGCTCGCGCTGAGTTGCAACTTTTAAAGCAAGAGCGCGACCTATGGCAGCAAATCCAGCGTGATAAGGCAACCGTCAACCAATCGTTGACAGTTCGCCCAGAACCCTCGCGGCTTGAGATTGCGGCGATGACACTTGCAGCACGGTCGACATCAACATTTTTTCGAGAACTAAATAGTGAAGCACAACACGCATTAGCAGCAGCAGACGCACTCATCGCAGCAGCAAAGGAGGGGAAATGAAGCTGATACAAAACAGACTGCGATTCTGTGAGGCATTTGGCGTTATGCTTAGATTGCCGCACAAGATTGGCATCAGGTTGCCTATGTGGAGGGGCGCGTATGTTGGGCTGCTTAGGCTTGAGCGCAAGCTGGATAAGAACGGGAAAACATGGGAAAAGCTCTATTACACAAGCGATCCTGCCGATCTGAATCCACGCTTAGGTGCAGACGAACTCTTGTCTGAAGAATGGGAGACTTACGAAGTATGACAAACGAAATTATTACTTACATGCTGGGTAGAAGAGATGCAGATGGAGAATTTTTGTGCTCTGGTGAATTTTGGGACCGAGATCAAGCATACAGAGCATGGGCTGATAAAAAGAAAACCGTAAATGTAAATGAACACATTGAGCTGGTTATGTGCGTGAAGGCCTTTAAAACACTAGAGACGCACTTCAGAACTGTAAACAGGGTGAACCAACCATGAGCGACGATCAAATTAACGTGGCTATCGCGGAGGCCTGTGGGTGGGTAGATCGAGGGTCGTTTAATGAATCTCGTCCAGAAGACCACAAGTTTAAAAGACGCATTGGCAATACAGAAAATTATGAATGGCGTTGGCAACATGAATTCAACTACTGCACGGATCTCAACGCCATGCATGAGGCGGAAAAAGTGCTGAAAGGATATGAGCAAATTGCTACCTATGTCTGGCATCTGGAAAACAGAAGCGGAGACTGGAGCACAGACGAACACTTAATGGCAACACACGCAACAGCCCGTCAACGGGCAGAGGCATTCCTGCGGACATTAGGCAAATGGGAGGAGGCGAAATGAGCCTAGCAAGAACCATCGGCATCACCGGACTTGCCGGCGCTGGCAAAACGTACGCGGCAACCTGGTTCAAACTTAGAACTTGCGGCGAGATCTGGTCTTTTGCGGCGGAAATTAAAACGATTGCCAAGGCTATCGGCTGGAACGGCGAAAAGGACGCTAGGGGGCGCAAGCTGCTTCAGGACCTCGGATCGATTGGCCGCGAGTACGACCGGCAATGCTGGGTTGACCTGATGCCAACCGATCGACCGCTGATTATCGATGATGTTCGCTACATCAACGAGGCCGCGGCAATCCGCGCCGTCGGCGGGATCATCGTGCGGATCATCCGCCCCGGGCTGACGCCGATGGATCACTCATCCGAGACAGAGCAGCGGCACATCATTGCGGATTACACGGTGACAAATGACGTGCATCTGGAGAATGAGCTTGAGGTGATCTATGAAGGAGAAAGCTATCGAACTTAACCTTGAGCGGCAAATGGCCGACCTCGAGCGGTCGATGCCGGACACGACCAAACACGAACGCCGCATGATTCGCGCGGCGCTCGAAATCTTCAGCGGCACTCTTGAATTTGTGCCACCGGATCCAAAAAACACGACAAATGCAGAACCACCACGACTCAATACTGGACTCCTCTTTGACCTCAAGGGAGTGGAGAGAATCATCTGACCGACAGCGGGTGCACTACATTTTGCTGCTAAAATTGGCGCTCAATGTGGAGGCCGGTGGCGAGCTGGATCTAGGCGACGCGATCGCAGAGACCAGGGCAACGCGGGAGGAACTCGCGGCGAATCCGCTCCTCAATGTCCGCAGGATCCTTGTTCGGGTGCTTTATTACCCACAAGGGGAGGAAGAAAGACGCCGTCGGGAACGGCTTCGCAGACTTAAAATTGCACGAACCCAACGCGAACGGCTCGCGAACTCAACGCGAACTTCCACGCAAACCGTTGAAAATCAACGAAACAATCAAGACGTCTTGAACACGTCTTCAACTCGTCTTGAACACGTCTTGAAGACGTCTTCCCCCCAACAGAGTAAATCCGCCGAAAATGACGCAAAGTTCGGCGCCAAAACTTCCCCGAAAAAAGAATTTGACCAAAAGCTCGACCCTAGTATATATAATAAACAGGGAAACGATACTACAGTACAACAGTGTACAGTAGAGAAAGAGTATAGAAGCTGGAATGGTAGAGGAGTAGGGGATGCAAGGGGGAGAGGAGAAGGAAACGAGCTTTTGCCGAACTGGGCGCAGACGCTTAGGTTCAGACTCCGAAACGGCGAGCACTGGACAATCAGCGCGGAGCTGTTAGAGACTCTGCGGTCCGTGCACAAAGAGTCCGACATTCGCGATCAGAGCCGACTGGCGGCGGTATGGCTGGAGACAAATCCAGCGAAACGAAAAACGGCATCCGGAATGCCAAATTTCATCGCAAAATGGCTTCAGCGGAGTCGGGGGGCACAGAAATGAATCCACAGGAGATTCGTTTGCCGCACGCTGTTGAAGCAGAAAGGGCGATTGCTGGCTGTTTCATCAACTTCCCGCATGAATCCGCGGCGAAGGTCTCCGAAGCCTATTTTGCGCCATCCTGCATCGTCGACCCTTTGGCTCGAGACTTGGTGCAGTTGATCATTACCCGCCTCGGGGCGAACCAGTCCGCCGATTTTGTGTCGGTCGTCACGGCGCTGAAATTGCAATGGCCGACGCTCAACCCGTCGCGGATTACCGATTTTGCCGGCGAGGGAATTAGTCTGGCGGCGTTGCCATCGTGGATCGACGCCGTAAAGGCGGCGGACCAACGGCGGAAGGCGATCCAGCTGTCCATCCTTGCACTTGAGCGGTTGCAAGGTCGCGATTCAACCGGCGACATCCTCGAGTCAACGCGGACCGAGATTCAGGTACTGCAACGCACCGGAGAGACTAAGCTTTCAAAGACCTGGGGCGAGCAAATTGCGGATCGGCTCGAGGTTTACACGCGTGGCAAAGATCAGGCGGCGATCATTAAAACGGGATTTGCCGAACTCGACGACCTTATGCCGCTCGAGCGGTCGGACTTCTTGGTGATCGGCGGGACTACGGGCTCGGGGAAGACGATGCTGGCGCTGAACATCGTCGCCAACATCCTACGGGAGGGCGCCCCTGGAGCGTGCGTGATTTGTTCGCTTGAGATGCCAGCGGGGCAGATTACCGACCGACTATTGTCCGCAGATTGCAAGGTCGGAACCAAACGGCTGAAGCAGGGGGCGCTTTTCAAACACGAAATGGAAAGAGTGGAACTCGGGATCCAGAGGATCTACCGCTGGCCCCTAGTGCTCAGGGACGATTGCCATACTCTTGCCGACATCATGGGCGTGGCTCGGGGCGTAC